TAAAATGCTCAATTCAAAGGAATTAGGATAGATTAAGCCCACAGGAGTTATTATAATAAGTTACTCTCTTGTGGGTTTTATTGTGTTCTAAACACCGTAAGGAAGGCAGAATCGGAAGTCATGAGCCGATTTGTGTATCTACCCACACAGCCTTCCTTATCTTATTAATTGTAAAGGGGTAGAAGAAAGAGGTAGAAAGTGTTAATAAGCAAAAATGTTGAAATAAAGGTTAATGGAAAGAAAATACCATATTATGAAAGTTTAGGATATATTATACCTAAACATAAAACAAAAGACGGATATTGTGTTAAAAAAGATACGAAAATTATAGTAGATGTTAATGATATTCCAAAAACAAGCAGAGTTTTAGTCACCATAAAATGTGATTATTGTGGAAGCGAATATAATATTAGATATGACGATTATACCAATAGAAAAAGGAAAGATATAAATTCAGATTGCTGTTGTAATTGTAAAAGTATTAAAAATAAAGAGTTGAATTTATTAAGATATGGTGTGGAAAATCAGTTTCAAAGAGAAATAATTAGACATAAAATAAAACAAATATGTTTAAATAGATATGGATATGAATATCCAATGCAGTCCGAATTAGTTAAACAAAAATCACTTATAAATATGTCTAAATTTAATGGAATACAGTCTTCAAAACAACAAAATTATTTAAATACTATTTTTAACGGAGAGATAAATTTTGTAGACTCATCAACAAAAGGATTTGCCATAGATATAGCATTGATAGATGATAAAATAGCAATTGAATATGACGGAAGTGGCCACAGACTTAGTATATTATTTGGAGATAAAACAGAGGACGAGTTTAATCTATCGGAAATTAGAAGGACTATTATATTGAAAAGAAATGGATGGAAACAAATCAGAATTGTTTCTCTAAATGATTATTTGCCTAACAAAAATATACTTATAGAAATGCTTTCATTTGCTAAGATGTATTTTAATTCAGGGCATTCGAGTATAACATTTGATATAGATAATAGTAATGTTGTAGTTTTTAAAAATAAAGTCCCATATAATTTCGAAAAACTAAGAAAAATAAAGAAGGATGTGAAAACATGCCAATAAGAAGCAAATCAAATGAATCTAAAAAGGAAATAAAGGAGCTTATGTGCGCGGCTTGCGGAAAGCATAAGAAAGAAACTGATTTCTATAAAAGTTATATAGAAATCCATTCGATAACAGGAAGAATACCATACTGTAAAGATTGTTTAAAAAACATGATAACAGACGCAAATGGAGAAGTGCAAATAGAATTATTAAAAAAGACATTGAAATTAATTAATAAACCATTTATATCTGATTTATGGGAAAATTCATATGAAGATGGAAGAGATGTTTTTGGTATCTATATTAAAAATTTAGGAATGAAACAATATCGCAATCTTATATGGGAAGATTCGGATTATTATGGATCGTATAAAACTGATAATAACGAAAAACCAAACTACTCAAAAACAATTCAATCTTCTGAAATAGAAATTACAGAAGAAATGACGGATAAATGGGGTTCTGGTTATACTACTGAAGAGTATTATTATTTTGAAAAAAAATGGGCTAAACTAATTGATAATTATGGAGAAAAAACATCTTTGCACGTAGAAGGATTACTTACCTATATTAGATTTAGGGTTAAAGAAGAGCTTGCTACAGCAAGAGGAGATATAAAAGACGCTAAGGACTGGGGTGCTATGGCTTCTGCCGCCGCAAAAGATGCTAAACTCAACGTGTCTCAATTGTCAAAGTCAGACATTAGCGGAGGAGTGGATTTATTGCCACAGTTATTCGAAGCGGTTGAGTCCGAAGTTGGTATTATATCAATACTTCCTCATCTTAAAGAACAACCATATGATGATGCCGATATGATTATATGGTGTATAGTAAATTATTTAAGAGGGCTTGAGGGAAAACCAAGAATTAAATATAGGGAAATATGGAATTTCTATGATAAAATGCTCGAAGAATATTTTATATCTAAAGGATACTCTTCTGATATGATAGAAAAGGAAAAAATAAAGAGAAATAATATTTTTAGAGATATGGAAGATATATATAAAGAACCTTTATATGAAGGGACTGAATATGATGGCTAGTTATGCAAATTTTGAATCAAAAAACAAAAAAACGGACAATGATAGATATGATTATTACGAGTCGGAGTTTGAAACGCCATTAAAATCTTCTGACTTTAATGCAGGAATTATTTCTAAAAATCTAGTAGAATTTACTAAGTTGTGTTCATTTTTAAGATGGATGCCAGATATTTTTTGGGATATGTACAAACCAGAAAAAGGTGGCCTTGAATTCGATTTACATCAACGAGTAATGCTTAGATTATTATCTAGGTTTCCAGAAAACTATTTTTGCGCACCTAGGGGAATTAGTAAAACATTACTGCATGTAATGAATCAATATCATACTGCATGTTGCTTTCCAAATATAACTACTTCAATTACTGCATCTACAAAAGAGAGCGCGGTAAAAATATGGAAAGATAAGCACGATGAGATAATGAAATTCTACCCATCTTTTGCAGATAATATAAAATCCGCAAGATTTTCAAAAGATACGGGAACCGTAGAATTTGTAAATGGAAGTGTAGTAGATAGCCTTGCGAATGCTCAAACAAGTAAAGGTTTGAGGAGACGTAGAGGCGGACTGGAAGAAAGCGCACTTATAGATAAGGAAACATATGATGATGCTATAGAACCAATTTTTAATATGGCAAGAACAACAATGACATCGGAAACCGACCCAGAAGAGTTAAACGGTCAGATAAATAGATATTCAACGTCTGGATATAAAAATTCTGATGAATACGAAAAAATACTTTCGACTTATCATAGTATGATTGATTTAGATGGATCTTTTGTATTCGGTTCGGATTGGATGATACCCGTATATTTTTCAAGGCAAAAAAAATCAGTAATAGATAAATCTAGAAAAAATAATGTAATAAGATTTAAACAAAATTATTTATGCGAGTGGATAGGATGTAGCGATTCCGCTCTTATAAATATAAGCAAATTATTAAAAGCTAGGATTTTAAATTACCCAGATTTAGAATGTCAGAAAGATAAAAAGGGAAGTTTAGATATTTGTGAATATATAATGGGAATAGACGTAGCTAGAAGTAATTTAGACAGTAATAATAAAACATGTATAGTTGTATTAAAAATAATAAGAAGTGATAATGGATTAATAAGACAAATACAACTTCATAATATAATAACTCCTCCAAACGGACTTAATTTTGAAGAACAATCAGTAATTGTAAAGCGTGTTTTTTATAAGTATGGTGGAAATTTAGATTTAACTAAATCTCGCGTAAAAGCTGTTGTAATTGACGGAAATACAATAGGTCAAGGATTAGTAGAAAAACTATTAGAGGATGTAACTGATTTTGAAAATAATCAAGAGTATGGCGCTTGGAGTACAATTAATACGGAAGATAAATCAAAATCTAAAAATGCTCCAAAGATATTGTATGTGTTAAAAGCACAAGGAATCAACGGCGATATAATTAGAACGTTTATCAATTATGTTGAGTCTAATAAATTAAAATTAGTAAAATCTTTTGATAGCATTAGAGATAATATTCCGAAGGAATTTAAAGGCGACTCTATTTCTGAAATGGAAGTTATTTGCGCACAAACACAGTTATTAATAGACGAAGTTGCAAATTTAAAAATTAAATCCACACAAACGTCAGTCACGGTTGAATCAGTTATAAAAAAATTAGATAAAGATAGATATTCCGCTCTTGTTTATGGATTATATTACATATATATGTTTTTAGAAAACGAAGAGGAACCAGAGGATATCGACTGGATGGCGTATGTGAAATATTAAATTTCAGAAAGGAGGTACCATGTCAGAAATACTTGAAACTACAACTCAAAAAATCCCAACCCCTGACGATTTTTATGTTCCGCGAAATTTCGCTCGTAGCAATTTACAAGCTATGTGGACTGGAACACCGCGAAGCACAACGTCTACAAAACCAACCATTGCAAGTTTAAACGCCGCACTTTCAAATCCATTTGTTCAATATAAACAGATTCAAGAATATTCGAATTATTTGCTGTATAATTCTGCAATGTATGGAAATTTTTTGGACTATTTATCTAATCTGATAACTTGGGATTATGTATTATATAGCGATTCGCAAACTAAAGTGAAAAAATCAACTCTCGAAAGTAGATACTATGATTCTGCAAAAACAGTTTCAAAGCTTAATTTAAAAACCGTCTTTCCGTACATGCTAAAGCGTGTTTTGGCGAACGGAGAGATGTATTTTTATAACAGTTCTACCGCTGATGGAAACAGTATCATAACCGAAGTTGATTCTTCTATTTGCCAACTCGCGCAGATTGACGAATCTAATTTGTGGAGATATTACGTCAACGTGTCGCTAATTGATCCGATGAAATTGTGTGAATTCCCAATCGAGATTCAGGAATATTATGAAGATTGGATTAGCCTTGGTGGAAAACGAGCTAAGAAAAAAGATAAAACAATTGATGGAGTAATTGTTCCTACATACCTGTATTTAGTAAGTAAAAACGGATTTGCTATATTTGCACATATGCGTAAGACTTATCATGATTATCCATATCTCGCCCCTCTTTTCGAGGACTTAAATAATCTTGAATCCGATAAAGATTATATGGATGAATACGCTAAACAGCAGAACATCAAACTAATCCATATGAAAGTACCTACTGATCCGGCAAGCGGACTACCAATAATGCCAAAAGAAGTAATTGAAGTATATCATAACAGCGCAAAAGAACATCTTCCATCAAACGTAGCTCCACTTACAAACCCGTTTGAAACAGAAGGAATCACGCTTGATACAGCACAAACCGCAAGCATCAACCTTGTTGAGCATTCAACAAAAGTAGTTGTCCAAGATAGCGGAATAAGCGAAAGCGTGTTTAATGCGAGTAGTACATTAGGATTGCAATATTCTACAGAGGCAGATGCTGTACGCATGTATCCACTTATGTATTTTTTCGAGAATTTCGTAAACTATATACTTCGTGGTAAAGGATGTAAAGTTAAATTTTTACAAATTAATATATTCAACAGGCAAAAATGGCACGAAAATTATCGTACTGATTTGCTTTCTGGAGGAAGTAGAAGTCTATTTGTAGCATCTGCCGGAATCGAACCTTTTGATATGATTAATTTAGCAAAAACAGAGACTACATTAGATATGGATGCTATGTTGCCACCAAAACTCAATGCAAGCCAAATACCAGCGGAAGCAAGTAGTGGAGGTGCGCCAGAAAAAGACCCAGAAGATTCTGCTGATAGCACAAACATCGAGAAAGGTTATCGGTAATAAGAAGAAAAGAAGGAAAATAAGATGAAATTCATTTATGTACTTTCGGCAGACGTAGCGAAAGATATGGAATCTGCCGGATTCACAAAAGCTGATAGAGAGCCTTTCGATATTGCTGATAAACACGTGTTTGCCGTGTTTCTTAATAATAAAGAGAGCTATCTTAATAAATATCAGAAGCAATATATATTGCTATCTAATAAGTTGTATTTTTAGAATAAAAGTAAAATTCTATTGGGAAAGGAGGAACGCGAATGATACATCCAAATTTAAAAGTAACATTCAATAAAGACTTTGAAAAGGTTGCAAACTCTGAATTTGTTGCAGGTACGGCATTAATTGCCTATACTGATAAAAATAGAAATAAATCAGATATTCCAGAGGAAGCATTTGTTGACGCAATGCCGTCTCTTAGTCTTATTCCTGTTGTTGGACATTGGATTGAAACAAAACAAAATTTTGGTGGACACGACGTAACCGTGGAATGGAATGGGAATGATTTGGTTCTTAAAGATAATACTATCCCATATGGTGTAGTCAGAGAAAATCATAATGCTGAGTTTGTTGAGATTGAAGAAAATGGCGTTAAACATAAATATTTAAAAGCCGACGTTATTCTTTGGTATGGCAGATTCCCCGAACAGGTTCAAAAAGTTATTGATGACGGAGCGAATCAATCGATGGAAGTTAATGTCTTTGAGGTTGAAGACGGGGAAAACGGCTACTTTAAAATAAATAAATTTGAGTATTCTGCGCTTTGTTTGCTTGGAAGAGACGTTGACGAAAGCGGTAATAAAGGCTCAGACAATGTCGAACCTTGTTTCGAATCAAGTTCAGTCGTTGTTGATAAATTCAATATGACTGATGATTTCAAACTTAGATATAACGAGTTACTTTCAGAAATGAAGACTCAGTTTATCAAAAAAGAAAACATTGAGGTTGTAGAAGACATCAATTTAGATATAGAAAATTTCGCTACAAGCGAAAACGAAACGGAGGATAAAGTATTGGAGAGTTTTGCGACAACTTATAAACAAAAACGTTGTGCAATTGAAAATGCTCTTGATCCGATTGTGGTAAAAGGTGAAGAAGACGAGGTTATAAGCGAGACATATTATTGGCTTGACGACTTCGACGAAACATACGCAATGGTTGAAAGAAGCACTTGGACAGTTGACAATTATGAATGTGATTACGGAAGATTTAGCTATTCGTTTGACGAAGAGGCTATTTCCGCAACAATCAATGGAGAATTTGAAAAGCTTATCAAAACTGCGCTTACGCAGGAAGAATATGATAAGGTAATGTCCGAAAGAGGACAGATGGAAGCTGATTTTGCAGAAATGCAGAATAAACTTGCAGAAATGGAATCATCTATCGCTGAACTACAGTCTTATAAAAATGGCGTAGAAACAGATATTAAACAAGCAGAAGTAGATGAAATTATCGAAGAGTTCGCAGAGGTTTTAGCCGAAAACGAAGAGTTTGAAACTATCAAAGAAAATGCAATGGATTATGAACTTGAAGATTTAAGAGAAAAATTATTTGCGCTCGAAGGCAAAGTTAAGCATTCTAAAGAAGTTGCGAAAGCTAAAAAGCCTGAAAAATTTACGTCAAAACTTTCGGCGGAAGTCGAAAAATCAACTAATGAAAGTTATTATGGGAGTGCTACAAAGTATCTCTCAAAAGAATAATTGTATTTTAAGGAGGAAATAAAATGGCTAATTTATTTATTTTGGATAGAGTTCCTGCTACTGCGCATTATTACGATGCAGTTGCTCCGGCAACAGTAACAAACGGAAACTTTGTTGTTCTTGGCGCAAAAGGTACGGACGGTACATATACCGTTGCCGCTCCTGCCGCAATTACTGATCTCGGAATGGCAATTGTTTGTAATCCTAATATCCCGTATAGCGCTGAAACAGTAGAAAATGATACTGTTATTGCTACTAGTGAAGTTATTAGAGTTAGAATCCCTCAGATTGGAGATATGGAATCTTATCCTGTGGCTAATTTTACGGCGACAGCAACTGTAACCGCAGGACATTATGTTATTCCCGATGCCGCCGCTCTCAAGGGCGAATGTGTTGCTTCTCTTGGTGGAACCGAATCTGTGGTTTATATCATCGACAGTATCTATACCAAAGCTGGAGTTTCTATGGCACAGCTTCGTTGCATCAAAGCATAATTAAAAGTTATAATTATAACAATCTTAAATTAGGAGGATTTAAAATGAATACATTTGCATTTTCTGAAAATCAGAAATTAGCTTATGGTGCCGCTACTGGCATTGTAAGAGAGGGATATACCAAAGATCAGATGAACGACGCTGTCCGTAAAGTAGTTACAGAGGCTTGTGGCGGAGAGTGGAATTATTACAATTTCATGGAAAACAGATATAAAGTTTTTGCTATTATCGCCGAAATTATGCCTGTGGCAATGCAAGCATCTCTCGCAGGTAAGTTTGACGGATTTGCCGATTTTGCCGACACAGCGCTTGGCGACAAGCCTTATTTCTGGGTAGAAGACAATCAGGTATATCCTGTTTATACAGCATCTAGAGGAAACGTAGATATTGACAGACAGAAAATTGTAGACAGAAACTTTACTGTTCCTACCGTTGCTAAAGCTATTAAATTCTACGAAGAATTTGATGCACTTATGAGCGGAAAAATGGATATGTCCAGACTCAGCGAAAAAGCAACTGTTTCTATGGTAGCTTACGTTGGTCAGCTTATTGCTGATACCATTTATGGCTCTTATTCTGCTGTTGATACCGAATACAAAGCAACCGGAACATTTAGCGCAGATACACTTGCTGGAATCATCGAGCATGTAAAAGCGGCTAATGGAGTTGACGGTGTACAGATTTTCGGAACTACAACCTCACTTGGAAATATCAGCGACGGAGCTGGATATTCTGACAGAGCTAAAGACGTATTTAACGGTCTTGGCTATTATGATACATTCCGTGGTTCTGACCTTATTGCGCTTCCGCAGGCATATAAAGCTCAGACTCAGACTCTCGCTGTTGATACATCACATATCATCATCGTGCCTTTTGGCGAAGAAAAGATTGTAAAGGTTCTTTTCGAAGGAACTCCTTACGTTGACCTTAAAGATGGTAGCACACGTAACGATCTTCAGCCGGAAGTTATCTTCCAGAGAAGAGTTGGAGCCGCCGCACTTACCGTACCTGAAGGAAAATTCGGATTCTACAAATTCTCGTAATTTAGACGAGTATGGTAGCGGGTTGAAATATATCCGCTACCTAAATAATAAAATTTTTAAGGAGAATAAGAAATGGGAAATACGAGAAAATCGCCCAGCACAGAAAAAGCAACTGTTGTAAAAACTGCCGTTGCTGATAATAGTAAACTGGAAGCTGATTTAATTAAAAAGCACGAAGAAGAAATTGCAAGGCTTAAAGAAGAACTAATGGCAAAAGATGCTGAACTTAAAAGCGGAAAACCCAAAGTAAAATACGTTCCTGAAAACACTAAAATTAGAATTAAAAGTAATATTGGCGGTACGTTTATTTTTCAGGAAGACAGGGGTAAAACGAGAGCGTTCATCAATATCGCTGGATATGGACAGAGTATAATCATTAGCTACGCTGAACTTGAATTACTTAGATATTCTAAACAATCATTTATTAGAAGTGGAACAATATCTATTGATGAAGTGTTTAGCAACGAAGGAATAGAATTCGATGATGTAGTTAAAGAATTGAAACTTGACGATATGTACTTGGATAAAAAGAAAATTGATCCGAGAAACATAGAAGAAATGTTTAATGATGAAATTACGTCAGATTCAGATTTTGGAGCAAAACTAAACGCATCACCAGATATGGGAGAAGTCCTTGTCGAAGTTGCGAATGTTCTTTATAAAAGAGGGCAGTTTAACAATAACACGAAAATGAATCTTATCAGACAGAAGTTTGGTAGACCTAATCTATTTAAGTAAAAAGAAAGGGGTTAAAGTATGGCTACCCCATTTACTGATGTTTACGCAAAATTTAATACAATTACGGAAGATGCTAAATTATTTGGTTTATTAACCGATGATGAGCTTGAAGATTTGCTTGAAATATTTCTAAGTAAATCAAGAACCGTATATTTTAAGAACTGTCTGATAGATTTAACTGATATAAATACAACTACAAAGCAGTTTAATCAGGCGGTTGATGAACAATCACAATGGATTTTGGCTGAAGGTATGAAATTAACTTGGCTTGAACGAAAACTTTACGCCGAAGAAAACCTCAGAAGCAAAGTAAGTAATAAAGATTATTCATATCATAGCGAAGGAAATTTGATTGACAAACTAAACGAACTTATTAAATCCACAAAAGTAAGTATGAGAGATTTAACGGTATCATACTCATTTGATGGATTTTCTGGTTTTAATTAAATAAAAATAAATTAGGGATAGATTTAGGCTTGCAATCTAAATCGAATAATGTAACTCTGAACATATTCCCTAATTTTATTTATTTTTCAGAGACTAATCTTACAGAGGTGATTATATTGTGGCTAAAAAGCACTCATATGAATACATTAGGGAGTATGTTAAAAACTTAGGATATGAATTAATAAGTAAAGAGTACAAAGAAAATCATTCTATCCTAACATTGATGGATAATATTGGATACCTTTACTGTGCTAATTTTAATAATATTTCAAATGGTAAATTTGTTTCGTATAAAATTTCAAAACATAATCCACACAGCATAGAAAATATTTCATTGTGGTTAAAAATTAATAATAAACCACTCATTATAATGAGTGAAATTTATGAAGGACATAATGAAAAATTAACATTTAAAGATTTTGATGGTTATTACTATAGCATCTCTTATAACGGATTATCTCATTGTGATTTTCCAAGAAAATTTGGAACTGAAAATAAATATACAATACAAAATATTATTCTATGGACTGAATTAAATAACAAACCATTTAGATTATTAAGCAAAGAATATCTTGGAAATAATAAAAAACTGATGTGGAGATGTTTAAAAGATGGTTGTGGAGAAATATTTAAAAGTACATTTAATGCTATTTTTCCAGACGGAGGATGCGGTGTTTGCCACGGAAAACAACTGTCAAATTCCAACTGTTTAGCCGTTAAAAATCCAAAACTATCAGAAGAATGGAACTACGAATTAAATGGTAAATTAACACCATATGACGTAACTGCGAGTAGTCGTACTAAAGTATATTGGAAGTGTTCTAAATGCGGGTTTGTATGGAAATTAAAAATAGCCAATAGGAATAAAAAAAATAACAAAATTGTACAAGGATGTCCGAAGTGTTCGAGTAGTCATGGAGAACAAGTATGTCGAGAGATACTTATAAAAAATGGTTTTATTGAGATTAATAAATATGATTATAATTTATTATCTTACGATGACATATCTAAAGGTAAATATTTTATTGCACAAAAAAAATTTGAACATCTTTTTGGATTAAAAAACGGTAGTCTATCCTATGATTTTTATGTTTTAAATATGGGCAAAAGATTATTAATTGAATATCAGGGCGAGCAACATGAATATCCTGTTAATTTTAAAGGAGAAGATGTCGAGAATGTTAAACTAATATTTGAAAAACAATTAGAACATGATAGGCGTAAAAGAGAATATGCCAAAAACAATAATATTAAACTTTTAGAGATATGGTATTATGATTTTGAAAATATTGAACAAATATTGAATAACGAATTATTTTTAAATTAGAAAGAGAGGTATTTAATAATGGCAATGACTATTAATGATTATACACAATTTTTTAAGCCATTTTTTTCAGGAACTCCAATCAATGCGAAGAAAGCTACTGGTACTTTGACATTAACTGGTGTCGTAAAAGACGAAGATTATCTTACGGTCAATGGTCATGTTTATGAATTTGCTTCGGATGCGGCTCAGACAGTAACAAGCGGACGAGTTC